CAGAAATGCCGAAACGGAAAGGGATTCATTATTCCCAGTATTTTGCACGAATTGCAAGGCTTATGTGCAAACTGACCGCTAACTCGCTTATTTGTGAACCAATCGTCAGCCTCTGGTCTTACCGAAAGTCCCCCAGCGTCAGCCTATAACCTTACCAACCAAACCCCAACCCCATGAAAACCACACCAACCGATTTCCGACGCTGGCAACTGCATATCCGCAAGGAGTGCGTCAACTGCAACCGACCCGACAAATCCGAAACCATCAAGCCTTGGTCCGTCAACTGGACCCTGCTCGGTCGTATTCTCCAAGCCAAAAACGCCTGACCATGGAATGGATTAAATGCTTGGACCGGATGCCGGAACCTTACGAGCCAGTCCTGATTTTCACGACCGACATGAATCAAGCCTACGCATGGCTGGGCGATGGACGATGGTACTACGAACACCAAACTTGGTTCCTAATCGAAGTCAGCCATTGGATGCCACTACCCCCTAACCCGTTCTAACATGGACCTAATCTCACGAACCATCCTTGGCTACACCGCAGAGGTTGTCGGAGTCAGTCCCGACGACATCTTGAGCAATGTAAAAACCCAAGAACTGGTCCTTGCTCGAAGCATCTTTGCCGACATCGCCTACTCCGAGTACCTCTACACCTACTGCCAAATCGGGCGAATCATCAAGAGGAACCACGCAACGGTCATGCATAACCTCGAAATCCTTGCGATAAACATGAGGGCAAGACCGGACATCAAATTTCTTCGTACACAGGTTTTAAACAGGACACGGGATTTTTTGCAACATTAGGAAGAACGCTCTCCATCTTTGCGAGAGTGAACGCAGAGAGCATCGTCCTTGACCTGTATCGAAGCGGAGAAATCCGCAAGGCTTGCCTCACCATTACGGGGGGCAATCCGCTTTGGAAGGACCTCGAACAAGAGGTCGTCCTGATCCTACTGGAGAAGGACCCCGACAAGATTACCAAGATGCAGGTCCAAGGCTACCTGCGCTTCTACATCGTTCGCCTGATCATGAACCTGTACCGGGGAAATAACAATCAGTTTGCGAAGAAGTACCGTCATCACGACGAGAGGGTCGAAGTGAATCCCGAAACCCAAGAACTAAGCAAGGACTACGATTCCCTGCTCGATGACCTTTGGGCCATCGCCCAGCAAGAGATGGACTCTTGGGCCAAGGATGGAGCGTTCCCGTACGATAAAGAACTGCTCAACCTGCTGATGCAGACCGGCAATATGAAAGCCATGAGCCGGGAAACGGGCATCCCTTATAGGTCCATCATTTACTCCATAGAACAGGCCAAGGCCAAAATCAAAACCGCAATCGAGTCCAATGGATATACTGGTTTTTCCAATCCTGATTAGTGCTTTAGCGACCCTTGCGGTCGTGGAGTTCCGAGTGCTGCCGGGATGGTTCTACGCCTTGCCCTTTGCGAAGCGGAAGCCGTTTTCGTGTATGACCTGCTTTGGGTTTTGGCTTGGGGTTGCCTTGACCCTGCCGACCTGCCAATGGTACTTGGCCCCTATCCTTGGGCTTGCCTCATCTGCCACCGCAATAATTATTCGGGAATGGACCTTCAAATGACAACCGACCAGTTCATCGTGGCCCAAAAGCACAGGAAGTATTGGGACCAATATGTGGCATCCCTAACGATGCGACTGCCACCCGATGCGGTTGGTGAACTGCAAGCCATCCTGACCGCTCACGGGCGACCGCCCACAAACTGGTGGTGCGCAGACTGCGTAAAATCGGCTCTTCAATACATTTACCTACAAGCGGACCTGTTCCTCGAAGTCAACCAAAACACCATAACCCACTCCCTGAATGCCCCTGCCAATCCCGAACAATAACGAAAGCAAAGAAGGCTTCATCGGTCGTTGCATGAGCGACAACCAAACCAATGCGGAGTTCCCTGATACGGCTCAACGATTGGCGGTTTGTGGCTCAACGTGGGAAAACCATAAGCGGCAGCAGTTCGAGTCTTATGCCGACTATGGGGAAGGCATCAGGAACAATGCCAAGCGAGGGATTGAACTGAACGAACGCAACGGCAACAAGTGTGCCACGCAGACGGGCAAGGTCAGGGCGCAGCAGTTAGCCAGCGGGGAAGCCATCTCGGTGGAAACCATCAAGCGGATGCACTCCTACCTGTCCCGTGCTGAAACCTACTACGACAACGCTGACGACACCTCCGACTGCGGTTACATCTCGTACTTGTTGTGGGGTGGCAAGTCGGCTCTCTCGTGGTCAAGAAATAAACTCCGGGAACTTGGCGAACTCGAAGGCGAAGGATGACGAAGCCCAAGTGCAGGCTCGGATGGACTCGCTTATGATGGTCATAACGACCCTGTGCGACTGCATCGGAGCGGTGGACGATTCCAATGCACCGAACCAGTACGAAGTCAAAATGAAAATCGTAAACAAGATAAGCGACCTAATAGACAAAATCGAATACTGATGCAACGAGGCAGGCCAAAAGCATTTGAAACCCCCGAAGAACTTTGGGCGATTTTTGAGCAATACTGCACGGAAACCAAGTCCAAGCCCATTATCGTTAAGGATTGGGTTGGACCCAAGGCCATGGAAGTGTTGAGGGAAAAGGAATGCCCATTGACCTTTGACGGCTTTACGCTTTACATTTGGAAGTCAGGGGTTGCCAAGGGAGTTGACCAATACTTTACGAATCCTGACAACAGGTACGAAAATTTTGTGGAGGTCTGTTCACGCATAAAGCAGGCCATAAGGGAGGACCAAATCCGAGGGGGCATGGCTGGCATCTATAACCCATCCATCACTCAACGCCTCAACAACCTCGTGGAACGCCAAGAGAACACCGTCCACATCGAGCAGCCCCTATTCCCCGACAATGACTGACAAACTAACCCTGCATCATGGCGACTGCTTGGAGGTGCTTCGTTCACTACCCGACTGCTCCGTTGATTCTGTTGTAACCGACCCGCCTTACGGGTTGTCCTTCATGGGGAAGCGGTGGGACTATGATGTGCCAAGCGTTGAGGTCTGGGCCGAGTGCCTTCGTGTCTTGAAGCCGGGCGGTCATCTTCTTGCGTTTGCAGGGACGAGGACGCAGCACCGAATGGCGGTAAGGATTGAGGACGCAGGCTTTGAGATTCGGGACATGATTGCTTGGGTGTATGGGTCGGGGTTTCCGAAGTCGCTGGACGTGAGCAAGGCGATTGATAAGGCAGCAGGAGCGGAGAGGGAGGTTGTTGGGCAGCATGGCGCACCAGCTAAAAGCATCTACTCACAAGGGAAGCAAGAACTTCCGCAAGAGGTTAACATCACCGCCCCCGCCACCCCCGAAGCGAAGCAATGGGAAGGCTGGGGGACTGCACTCAAACCCGCACTCGAACCGATTACGGTGGCTCGGAAGCCCTTGATTGGCACGGTAGCCGAGAACGTCCTGCAACACGGGACGGGTGCGATTAACGTGGATGGGGGAAGGGTGGGAACGGAGGAACTTGCAAATCCAAGCGGCATAAGCAACGCTATGGGAGGCGTAACAATCGGTAAATACCAAGGTGGCAATCAAGATTATTCAGGGTCAGGCGCAACTAACCCGCTCGGCCGCTGGCCCGCCAACTTCATCCACGATGGGAGCGAGGAAGCCACCGACCTGCTTGGGGCTTCGGCTCGTTTCTTCTACTGCGCCAAGGCAAGCAAAGCGGATAGGGGCGAAAACCACCACCCAACCGTCAAGCCCACCGACCTCATGCGATACCTCTGCCGACTTGTAACCCCACCAAGCGGAATCGTCCTTGACCCGTTTATGGGCTCAGGCTCAACGGGCAAGGCAGCGATGCTGGAAGGCTTTGCGTTTGTAGGGATAGAACGGGAGGCCGAGTACATCGACATCGCCAAGGCTCGCATTCAATCCGCAGTCGGCTTGCTTTAATGTTTACCCTCACGACCGCTATCAGGCGAATCCGTCGGATGACGGCCCGGAAGAAGGTCATCCAAGGCGGAACAAGTGCGGGGAAAACCCTCGCCATCCTTGCGGTCCTAATCGACATCGCAGCCAAGAACAAGACCGAGATTTCGGTGGTTTCCGAATCCATCCCCCACCTACGGAGGGGAGCAATCAAAGACTTTGCCAAGGTCATGCAATGGACGGGCCGATGGGTCGCAGACCGATGGAACAAGACCCTGCTCACCTATCACTTCGCCAACGGTTCAATCATCGAGTTCTTTTCGGCTGATTCCGAGGCACGGCTCCGAGGGGCAAGGAGGCAGGTCGTTTACATCAACGAGGCGAACAACATCGACTTTGAGTCCTACTACCAACTCGCCATCCGTACCAGCGAGGCCATCTACATCGACTTCAACCCAACTCACGAATTTTGGGCGCATACCGAGGTCCTGCGAGAGGACGATTCCGAACTGCTCATCCTGACCTATCAGGACAACGAGGCCCTGCCTGATACCATCAAGAGGGACATCGAACTGAACCGCACCAAAGCCGAAACGAGTGCCTATTGGGCGAACTGGTGGAAGGTGTACGGCCTTGGGCAGGTCGGGACGCTTCAGGGTGCGATATACGAGGACTTCGAGGTCGTGGAGGGTATCGATGTCAGCCGTGCTAAATTCGTCGCCCTTGGGCTTGACTGGGGGTTCAGCAACGACCCAACTGCACTCGTAGCAATATACCGCCAAGGGGACTGCCTACTCATCCAAGAACTGCTCTACTCCACGGGCCTGACCAACCAAGACATCGCAGACAAGTTGCGGACGCTGGGCATTACCCGGGCTTGGGAGATCGTGGCCGATTCAGCAGAACCCAAGAGCATTGAGGAAATCTAC